GAATTAAGAAACAATGATGCTATGCCTAAAACAAAACGTGCAGCAAAACGTGCAGAACCAGATGAGTTATCTGTAGGCGATTCAGTTAGATGGAATGCAAGTGGTGGCACTGCAAGAGGTGTTATAGATTCTATTGAACGTGATGGGACTATAAATGTACCTGATTCTGATTTTGAAATTACTGGTACAGAAGATGACCCTGCTGCATTAATTACTGTTTATAGAGAAAATGAGGGAGAGTTTGAAGCAACAGATGTAAAGGTAGGTCATAAATTCAGCACACTAACTAAGATAAATTCATTAAGAAGTGTTACAACTGTCTTAAAACGTAGTGGTGAAACATCTTTTTCAGAGAAAGACGAAAACACATACGAATTTAGTTTTAGTTCTGAATATCCTGTAGAAAGATCTTTCGGAACCGAAATACTAAGCCACGATACAGGTTCTATAGATTTTGGTAGGCTAAATGGTGGCGTTGCACCTGTGTTATGGAATCATGATATGGATCAGGTTATAGGAATTGTAAGAAATGCATATTTAGATAAAGAAAAGAAAAAAGGTAGGGCAGTTGTTGAATTAAGCAGAAATCCTAAAGCACAGGAAGTAAAAAGAGATATAGATGACGGCATTTTAAGTGCAATTAGCGTAGGCTATCGCATTTTAGAGATGGAAGAAAGAGAAATAAACGGATCTAACGCTTTTCTGGCAACTCGCTGGGAGCCACACGAGGTGTCAGTTGTGGCAAGTCCTGCTGCGTCCGATGTTGGTTTAGGAAGAGGATTAATTGATGAAAACACTATGCCTAGTGTTAAAAAACAAGATATGATAGACAGTAAGCGTGTATACGCAGCGTCTACTGACGCACAACAGTCCAATTCTAAAAAACAACCAACTATGGAAAAAGAGCAACTTGATCTAGAAGTTGTGCGTAGTGAGGCTACTAAAAAAGCAGCTTCCGCAGAGCGTACAAGAATTAGAGAGATCAATGCAATGTGTTCTAAGCGTGGTTTTGATGACCTAGCAGAACAGTTAATCAACAATGGTTCATCTGTAGATTCATGTAGAGCAGCTATTTTAGAAAGAATAGATGCAAAGCCTGTTGAAACAGCAAAGCCTATTGAAGAACAACTATCTCCAAAAGAAAGAGAGAGATATGTAAGAGACTACAAGATTACATCTGGTTTAAAAGGTCTCCTAACAGGAGATTGGTCTAATTCTGGAAGTGGTTTTGCTAGAGAAATTTCACAACAGATTGCTAAAGATTCTCAAAGATC